TGATGCCGGAGGTGCCGTCCGCGATCCCCTGCGCCACGACGATGATCGACCGTTTGAGTGTGCCCTCGACCTCCGCCAGCGCCCGGTTCGTGAAGAGAACGTTCACTTCGCGCTCGCCGGCCTGGATTGTGGCCTCCCCACGCGCCCCGCTCACGAACTAACCTCGTTCCAGAAGCCGTCGATGGTCATCGAGATGCTGATCGCGCCCTCGCCCTGGTCGGGGAAGGACTCGCTGAGCGACGTGATCAGCGCGTCCGCCGTCTCGATGGTCGTGCTGTCATCCTCACGCGCCACCAGGATCAGCTCGCCATCGCGCATCGCCTCACGCAACGCGCGATAGCCGTCGTCGGTCCACACGTAGAGCGCATCGAGGGAGAGCGTCGATGAGTATCGCCCCGGCAAGACCCGCTTCGCCCGCGAGTCCTTCGAAGAGACGTCGATCTCCTCCGTCACCTCGTCGAACGACACGTCCCGCTGGCTCCCGACCGCCTCGTACACCGGCACAGCCGCCGTCCCCGTGTTGACCAACAACAGTACGTCAGTTCCGTTCATAGCCATAGTTAAACCTCCTCAATCGTCAGACGGACCGATACGATCCGCCCGTACGCGTCCTGCCCGTCGGCCACAGTCGGCCCCGAGCAATCCGCTACAACACACACAAAGTCCGAAATCGCGAGCGTCTGCCGGTGCAACAGCGCCCGCACCCGCTCCGCAATCGTCTCCACCGCCACCGCGCTGCCCGTCGCATCCGTGTAGCAGCGCACGTCCCGGATCGCCACCCGCCCCCGCGTTGTCTTCGTGTCCCACGGCGTCTGCGCCACCTCGCCGGCGCTCACGATGTACGGCAGCTCCGCGTCCCCCGGAGCCGGGTCGGTCGTGAAGATGGCCGGCTCGCCGCCGTAACTCGCCAGCATCGCCGTCAGTGTCGCGTCCCCCGCCAGCGTGTCGTAAATCGCCTCCGTGACCGCGCCCACCTATCCTCCTCCCTCTCCCTCCGGGGGAGAGGGTTGGGGTGGGGGGCCTCCCCTCCCTCGCCTGACCCCCAACGCATACGCGTAATGGACGACGGTCAACAGGATCGTCATCGCTTGGGCCCCCATCTTCAAAGTCGCTTGGGTTTCCCTCATCCCGTTGCTCCTGGCCAGCATCCACAGCATCGTGTACGCTGCACGCGTGCCTCGCACCAGTGTGCCGTACTCGTCCGGCTGCGGCGAACCGATGAGCGCATCCGCCATCTCTGAATCGCACAGTTTCAGCGTTCGTTCGACCTGGGCGCGCGCCTGATTCAACTCTGTTGCCATAATCTCACCTCCCTGCCAGCAGTCTGACGATGTCCTTCAAGTTGTCCATCAATGCCGGCCTCAGCCACGGCTGCGCCGCATACGTGTGGCTCCCCACCTCGATCCAGAAGCCATAGTCCCCACCCTCTTTTCCCGGCGGAATCCCGATCTGGCCCTCGATCGCGTTCTCCCCGACCACCACTTTGCTGATCAGCCGGTACAGAGCCAGCACGCGCCGGTAGGCCCGGCCAAACTCCGGTTCTACTATGGCCAGCAACCGCCGCCGCGCGTCCACCTCGACCACCTCCGCCGCGATCTCCATGTTGGCCACGACCTCCGTTTTGACCGCTGCGACGATTTTACGCTGGTTCCATTCTACGATAGATGTTGACATAATACGCGATTTCCGCTATAATCTCTCATGGTGCCGGCGGCGATGACCTGTGCGTGAGAAGGATAGTCCGGGCATTGGCAGCCTACCCGCTGAAGGCTGGTGACCGTGACGTCGGTCTCCCGGTGAATCCTCCAGGTCACGTCGCAATCTCCCGCTGCCGCTCCAGGCAATCTACCTCGTAGTGATGGGCCGCCTTCGACGGCTCCCGCACGCCAAGGATTTCAACCGTCAACTCCCCGCACGTCACCCGGTCCCCGCGCGCGATGTCCTCGCCGGCGAGGACGTACAGCACGTGCGTGATCTGCTCCTGCTCTGCATCCGCCACGACCCGCTCGTTTGCCGTCGCCGGCCGGATGCGCCCGTACATCGTGCCGGAAGCGATATAGGTGATCGTCCACCCGCCCTGGCCGTCGCCCGTCCTGGCCCGCCTCTCCACGGTGAACGTGTTGTTTAGCAGCGATTCGAACACGCTCACCGGCTCGCCCCGCATTTTCTGCAGCAGAAGGCGTCATCGCTGTTGAACTCGCCGCAGCGCCCGCAGCGCCAGCCGCCGGCAAGCAGGATCAATGCCTCGAAGGGCGAAATCAGCCTTCGCATCATTGCATCACGTACCTGTAGCGGTCGAGGATGTCCTTCTCACTCAGAAGCAGCATCCTGGCCCCCGACACGCCCATCAGTCCCTCGCCCACGCCTCCGCCCGCCGCGCTCGCGTAGGACACCGAATAATCCCCCAGGCTCTTGGCCGAAATCCCCGGCACCCCCCCCGTCCCCGCCGCCTTCAGCCCGGCCTGAAACGCCCGCGCCGCCGCCCGCGTGGCCACCGCCACGATGTCATCCGGCAGCGAGTCGTAGGCGTCGTACCCGTGCGTGTACGTGATCGTGACGATCTGGATACCCGCCTCCCAGTCACAATCCACCCGGTGGAGGATGCCATATTGGCCAAGTTTGTAATCGTCGTCGACGGTCAGCGCCTCCTCGTCCTCGACGACCGCGGCGACGCTGACCACCGGCAGCTCCGGCAGAAACAGCCGCGTCCCGCCCGCGCAGTCCAGCGTGATCGCGTCGTCGGTCACCAGCTCGATGTACTGGTGGCAATAGTTGCGGATCGCCTCCGTCGCCTCGGAGATCGCCCGCGCGCACGACGCGACGTGCACATCGCTCGTGATCTCGATCTGCAGCAGATTCTCCACGTCCTGCTTCGTGCAAAAATCAGCCACCCGCTTTCTCCTTCTCTTTCTTCTTCGCCTTGTCCTCCACCGGTCCCCGCTTCATCTTGTCTTTGGCCGGCTTCCGTCTCTTGCTCGCCCCTTGCTGGTTTCTGCCCCGCTGCAGGCTGGCGAAATGTGCTTTCACTTTCTCCTCGTCCCCCGCGCGGCACTTCACGAACCGTCCCGGCGCAAGCTCCAGCCGCACCAGCGGCTTGACCGTTTTGCGCACGTTCCGGTCGGTCGCTGCGTCTTGTTTCGCGCGCCGTTCCTCCTCCGCCAGCCAGGAGCGCGGGAGCGCGCAGAATCGCGGCTTGACGATGTGCAGCGCGCGCAGGAATGCCAGCCGCTCGTCGTCGCCTGGCCGGCACTCCGCCCGCCAGGCTTTCATCAGTGCCCGGCCTGCCTCGTTCGCCTGCACGAATAGCAATGCCGGCTCGTACAGCGGTACGCGCAGATCCAGCGCCAATTTGGCCGTTCGCTTCCGTTCGGCATCCGTCCCCACATCCGCCGCCAACACACCATACCGCCAGAGAGGAGCCGCCGCGTCCCACCGCTGGAGGAAATGGAACCCGCTCGGCAGCAGGTCCCACGGCACCGTATAATCCCCGCTCAGAAACAACGTCCGCTCGAACGGCAGCGACCAATTGCCGCCTTTGCGTACGTCCAGTTGCAGCTTGCGTGCGTTGCTGGTGGAGATTTTCGTTCCGCGGCGCATCAACACGATCCCACCATTCATTTAACCGCCTCCAGTGTGGCCTTAATCACTCCTAATGTCACGACCAGCGACGTGTGGGCCTTGTTGAACCGTGGGCCCTTGACGTAGCGCCACTTCAGCGGCGTGTAGAAGCCGTATTGCTTCCCCCTTCGCGTCTTCGGGCAGAACTGGTCCAGCGACCGGATCGTAAAAAACCAGCGGTGTGTGGGATCGTCGTGCGCTCGCTCCGCACTCCACAGCGGTAATTTGAGCCACACCACCCCGCCCGGCCTCAGCAGCCGATGGCACTCATTCAATGTTATCACCAGATTATTGTCCAGGTGCTCGAATACCGCCGATGCCACGATCTGATCGAAAGACAGATCTGCCCATGGCCAGGGTAAAATATTCAGATCGTGCGCCACGTCGATCTCTGGGCGGTGCTTATGCAGATCGTGATTCGTCGCCCCCTGGATGATCTTGTTCCCCGCCCCTAGATTTAGGATCGCTCGTACAGGTGGTGTATCGCTCATTTCATTTCCCCCACATTCCGGTGCGGGAACGCCTCGTCTCGCACCGGCAGATTCAGGAACGGACACAACCGTTCGTACCCCTCCCCGGCGCACACGTTCAAAACCAGGAGCTTGCCCGAGCGCCCTGCGAAATAGCACAGGATGCGCTCCACGTGTTCCCTGTAGACCCGCAGGAAGATTGCCTCGTCGAAGGTCTCGATGCCGTACACGGCGCGACGGTTCCAGCGCCAGCCCGGTGTCGTCGGCTTCCGGCCCGCCCAGTGCCTGCGGCAGGAATCCAACCATCCTTCCTCATCCCGCACTGTGAGGACGAATTTAGCACCTGGATATAATCGGTCCAACATCTCCACATATTGGCACACTGGCGTGTCCGTCAGTGCATCGAACCGCTGCGCCAGGGCCACCACCTGCAGCGGGCGTGGGAAATGCTTCGCCGTATAGCCCAGAGCATTCAGCGCCGTATTCAGCGACACGGTGCCCGTCCGCGACAGCCCGACCCCAAACACCTTCGTCGGCTTCGGTTTGTCGAACATCACCAACCCGCGCCGCTTCCCCTTCGTCCTCGGGGCGGCGAGTTGTACCGGTTCGCCATAATACTTCCATCCGGGCCGCCACCTCGGCTGCCACGAATCGTGCTGGACCACCACGCCGCCCGGATTCAGGAGGTTGCGCGCGTTGTCGAGGCATTCCACACGCCACGTTTTGCAGTCCACGATGATCAAGTCGAACGTCCCGATAGCCGTGGGAGTGACCGAATATATATCCGGTGGCACCAGGTGCAGTAGCGTCACACTCTCCCGCACCCTGGGTTTCAACGCCGCATACCACTCCGGCTCGCTCTCGATTGTCACCCAGTCGATCTCCGGGTAGGCATTCGGCCAGTAGAGCGTGCTGCCCCCGCCGCCCCACTCCAGCACCTGCCGCGGCTTCCGTTCCTTGATCAGCTTGTGCAGCGCCTGAATTTCCTCTGGATTCATCAGCGGCTTGGGTATGATCTTCATCGCCTGAACTCCTCCGGCGGCTCCAGTGTGTCGCCGTCAATCGGCGGCACCAACTCAAGCAACCTGCTCCAATTTTTACCGGTGCGCACAGAAACAGCTCCGATGTGTTGGCAATACACATGCGTCAAATATCCGACCCGCCAGCCCCGCCTGGCTGCCAGGCGGCAC